GATAGAATTAAACCATACCAATATTTATATGATGCTATAGCCTATAAACTACAAAATATGTTTGCTAGCGACATGGGTAGAGTGTTCTTAATGGATTTAGCTCAAATTCCTAGAAGTGAGGATATAGATATTGAAAAATGGATGTACTATCTTAAAGAAATGAAGATAGGATTTATTAATTCATTTGAGGAGGGAAAAAAGGGAGCAGCAACTGGTAAATTAGCTGGGTCACACTTTAATCAATTCCAAGCAATAGATTTAAGTTTAGCTACTTCTATACAGCAATATATAAATTATTTACAATACATAGAACAGCAAATATATTATATCTCTGGTGTAAATCCTCAACGTATGGGGGCAATTAAAACATCAGAGGCAGTTAGTAATGTTGATGCAGCTAGACAACAATCGGCTAAAATTACAGGATACCTATTTGAAGCTCATACAGAAGTTAAAAGAAGGGTATATACTTCACTTGTAGAGGTAGCTAAGATAGCTTGGCGTAAAGGGAAGATGATGCAATATATTAATGATGATTTAGCTATTGAGTTATTAAACATAGAAGAATTTGAATTTGAAAATTCAGAATTTTCTGTATTTATTTCCAATCTTAGAAAAGATCAACAGATTAAAGAGAAGCTTGATCAACTTGCACAAATTGCATTACAACAACAAAAAGCAGACTTGTCTACAATTATTGATACAATAGTTAATGATTCACCACATGATATTATTAATACATTAAGATCTGCTGAGGAAAGATTCTATGAATCTCAACAACAAAATGCTAAAGCAGAACAAGATCATCAAGCTCAATTAGCTCAATCACAGCAAAAACATGAACAAGAAATTGAAGCATTTCAAGCTGGTGAAAAACAGAAAGATAGAGATCTTGAACAATATATAGCTGATGAAAATAACAGAACAAAGATTGAAGTACAAGAACTAGCTAATTATTTTAAAGCTCCTGGTCTAGATACAAATAATAATAATATTCCTGATCCTAGTGAAATAGCAGCTAATGCATTAAAACAACAAGAACTTGATCATAAGAAATTTATTGAACAAAGTAAATTATCTCATGATAAGGCTAAACATGACAAAAACTTATCTATAAAACAACAAGAACTTGATTTAAAAAAGAAAGAACTAAAGTCTAAACAGGAGCTTGAAAATAAAAAAGCAGCTGCTGAAAAGTCTAGAGACTTAACTAATAAAGCTATTGAACAAAGTAAGTTAAAAAATGCAGAGAAACAAAGAGCTCATGAAGCTAGACAAAATGAACTAGATAGAAAAAATGATTTAATAATAGCTAAATCAAAAACTAAAAGTAAATAAGGAGCATTTTTGAAAATAAAATTTTAAACGCTGTAGAATAAAAATAAAATTATTAAAAACACTTGCATAAGTGATTATAAATGTGTATATTAGATAAATATAAAGGAAAACAATGAAAAATAAAGAAGAATTAGAACAAGAAAATCCATTTGCTGATTTTAAAGAAAGTTTTTTAGGACAACCAATTCCTAAAGAAATTGTTAAGGAAACAAAGAAACCAGAATCTAAGTCTAATCAAAATGAAGATTTGTCAGAAGATGAAATTGAGAATCTGGAAAATGTTGCAAAGAAACAAGCAGAATCTAAAAAACCAGCTAAAGAAGTTGAAGAAATAAAGGAACCTGTAAATAATGAAGAACCTGAAACAGAGTTAAATTTATTTATAGAATTTGCTAGACAACTTAATGATGAGGGTATTCTTTCATTAAAAGATGATGATAAGATTGAAACAGAAGAGGATTTGTTTAATGTTGTAAAACGAGAAAAACAAAATGCTGTTGATTCTTATAAAAACTCTAAACCAGAAGATGTTCAAAAGTTTTTAGAGTTTGTAGATAACGGAGGTAATCCTTCAGACTTTCATAAGTATTATTACTCAGATGGTAGTTTTGAAGACTTCAATATAGATAATGAAGATAATCAGAAGTATGTAATTGAACAAGATTTAAGGATTCAAGGATATACTGATGAAGAAATTGAAGAGGAAATTAATGATGCTTCAGATCTTGGTAAACTTGAAAAGAAAGCAAATACTTCTTTAAAAAAATTACAAAAACTAGAATCTGATAATAAAAAGATGCTAGTTGAAGCTCAAAAAGCATATGCTGCAAGGCAAGAAGCTGAAAGAGAAGAACAATGGAATGCTTTTAAAAAAGGTTTGTTTGATAAGGACGAAATAGGAGGGTTTAAATTTAGTCCTAAAATGAAAAATGATACCTGGGATTATATGACTAAACCAATTAGTAGAAAAGATCCTAGAACACAGTATCAAATTGATATGGATGAAAACCCAGATGCTAGATATATTTATGCTTATTTGTTGAAAAACAAATGGAATGTAGAAACTCTAGCTAATCAAGTTCAAACAAAAGAAGTAGGAAAGTTTAAAGAAAAACTTAATAAATATACAGATGTATTAACATCTAAAAAGCCAAGCTCAAAACCGAAACGAGAAGCTGAGGATCAAGGAGATTTTAGTGCATTTAAAGAATATATAAAATAGAAAATAAATAATAATAAATTAAATTAAAATGCAAATAAGCGATTTACAAATCACCAAAGGTAATTGGCATGCTGGACTTACAGAAGCTAACCACTTACGTGCTATGTTTTTGTTGGAGCCTGAAATGGCTTCTCAAGTAGTTACTCGTGTTTATAACAAACAAAACGGGTATAAGAATGCTTTGTCTTTCCTCACTGGAGGTCTTGGTAAAGCTAAAGAAATGAATGACATTGTTTATCAATGGTCTGTAATGGGAGATAGCCGTAGAGCTATTAGTATTACTCGTACAGTATTTGATGGTGCTAATGCTACCCCTGGTATTGCAGAAACTACTTTCAAAATTGGTGTACAGGAAAATTGGTTTACACTAGGAGATGTATGTTCTTGTGATGACAGTTCATATAAATTCCGTGTTATGACTATGCCTGAGTATGATGGTGTTGATTACATCCTAACTTGTCAAATGGTTACTGGTGATCCAACAGCTTCAATTCCAGCAGCTATGCTTGCTGTAGGTAAAGAAGTATCTAAAGAATACAATGCTGTGGAAAACGATCACTCTGAAACTTCAGGTATCACTCACTATACTTCTCCTTTGAGACTTCAAAATGTTATGTCAACTTACCGTAAGAAATTTAGTATTACTGGTGCAGTACATGATAAAGTATTGACAATTGGACTTATGTCTCCAGAAGGCAATGAAATTGCTAAAACTTGGGTTAAATACGCTGAGTGGGAGTTCTGGTGTCAGTGGATGGATGAAATTGAAATTGCTCTTATGTTTGGTCAATCTAACATGAAGGCTAATGGTACTACTAATATGAAAGGTGCTTCAGGTAACTCTGTATATCTTTCTGCTGGTTTGGAACAACAAATTTCACCTTCTAATAAGCGTTACTACACAGACTTGACAGAGTCAACAATTCGTAACTTTATGAATGACTTGGCTTATAATGGTACAGAAGATGGTCCTCGTGAATACGTTGCTCTTTGTGGACGTAACTTTATGGACTTGTTTGACCAAGCTATGAAGAAATCAGCTGCTAATTATACACTTGTTGATTCAGTATTTGTTACTGGTTCAGGACAAGAGTTGAAACTTGGTGGTCAGTTCATGCAATATGTAGGATTGAATGGAGACAAAATCAAACTTCAAGAGTACACTCCTTATAACTCAGTTGTAAGAAATCGTTTGTTGCACCCTCGTACAGGTCGTCCTGTAGAGTCATATAAAGCTACATTCCTAAATTTCAAATCATATTCTAATGGTGAGCCTAATATTCAAAAGGTTTATACTAAAGGACGTGAGATGGTATCAACTTACGTTGAAGGTATGTATGGACCTGCTGGTCCAAAACGTAATGGTTCTTCAGCTACTGCTAAAGATGGATATGAGTTCCATGTAATGAGTGAGCAAGGAATCATGATGACTAATCCAACTGATGGAGCACAATTGATTTTGGATTACAATTCACTATAAACAAATAAATACAATGTTATGAGAAGGAAGTAATAAAAACTTCCTTCTCTAACAAAAAGGAAAAACAATAAATGAATACAACAATAACAGAAATAAAGGAATTAGTTATTGTACCAACTAAGAAAGTTAAATTTTCAGGTACATATGCTTATGATGGTGCTTACTATACAATTGAAGGGGCACAATTAACAAAAGACGGTATTTATAGTACAGGTCTTACAACAAAAGAAGAAAGAGAATTAGAAGAAGCCCTTTCAATGAAGAAAGGAGAATTATCAAAATCTAATTCAAGTTTTTGGGGTCATTGTTTAGAATTAAGACTTTCAAAAAGAAAACCAACAACTTTAGTATTTGACTTTTCAAATCCAATTGAATATATTAAATATAAAGTACTTACTAATAGAAATGACATTGCTTCTAATGAAGCTGAAATGTTAAAGTTTCCAAAGGCTGAATTTTTTATTGATGATAAGGAAGCCAAAGCTCAAATTGAAGAAAAGAAAATTGACTTGGAATTTGAACTTATGGATAAGTTTAACGAACTTTCAATGAGTGAGAAACGTGGATACTTAAAACTTTATGGTAGAACTGGAGTTAACGATGTTTCTGACAAAATAGTTAAAACAGAACTTTGGAAAGAAGCACAAAAAGATCCTAAAAAGTTTATAGCATTTACAACAGATAAAGACATACAAATTAGAATTGACATTCAAGATATGTTGGAAACTGGTGTAATATTTAAAAAGAATAATTTCTATAATTTTGGTCAAGAAGTTATAGGTAAAGATATAGACGCTGTAGTAGCTTATTTTAAAGATGTAAATAAACAATCTGTAAAACTAGCAGCTAAAGCAGAAACAGAAAGAATAAAGAAAACTAAATAAATTAAAATATGACCACCCAGCAGTTAATATTAGCTTTTAAGTTTGGGATGGACAAATTTGATAGCAAAGGACTTCCAAATTTTGAAGATGATGAAATCCTTTTATTACTAAATCAAGCTCAATTAAACTTTGTTAAACAAAGATATGGGAGTAATAATAGTAAGAAAATGGGATTTGAAGAAATCCAAAAAAGAACAGAAGACCTAAAGAATTTAGTAAGAAATGCAATATTAATACCAAATGCTAATATTGCAGAAAATATAAGTGTTAATGCACAATTTGTAGATTTACCAAGTGATTACTTAGTAGCTGTACAAGAAAGATGTAAAATAACATATAATGATTGTACTGGAAAGCCAACTCAAGATGAGTGCTTTGTGAAAGTAATACAACATAATGATTATAACACTAATATTAATAACCCATATTCTGGTCCTAATACAGGTAAAATATTAAGACTAATGGAGAATGGAAGAATAGAATTAATACATTCCTCTGATACTACAATTAATGAGTATAGACTTAGATATATAAAATATCCTAACGATATAACATTAGATAATACTTCAGAATTAAGTCCTGAGACGCATCAGGAAATAGTGAATGAGGCAATTAAAATAGGATTAGAAGGAATAGAAAGTAAGAGATTACAAACATTTATACCAACAATTTTAACACAACAAGAATAAATGGCTAAAATTAAATATCCACAGAACCCAGCACTTGGTACTACTGTGAATGCTTTCCCTAAAGTGCAATATGCTAAAGTAAAAGAAATTATAGATGTTGTTAATACAGAATTTGATGGAACTGCAACTCCATCTGTAAATACATTAACAGCTAATGAAGTAATTTTAAATAAAGGAACTGTAACACAAAAAATTAGTATTACAAATGGAGTAACAATTAATAAAGCTGCTGGTACTATCACAACTGTAAGTTCAACTATTGCTCATGATGCTGCGGCATCTTTCACAGTAACAAATAGTTATGCTAAATCAGATAGTGTTATTGTTGTATCTGCTAAAACAGCAGGAGCAGGAATTCCTGTAGCAACAGTTACTACAAAATCAAATGGTAGCTTTGTTATAACATTAATTAACGCAGCCTCTACAGCAGCTTTTAATAATACAATATCTATTGATTTCATAATTGCCTAATAAAATAGAAACTATAGCAAAAGAATAATAATAAATAACAAAAATTAAATTAAAATGCAAGACAAAATAACAAATGTTTTCATCGGAGATGGAACAAATTTACCAGCTGATGGTACTTCAGCATCTATAACTACTAATATTAGTATTGTAAGTGATCAAATGACAAATATGAATGCTAGTGGTTATACAATTAATACCACCCCTAAAATTTATTTTGTAAATAAAATGTCAGATAGTACACTTAAAAGATCTGTACCAATTGTAGGTGTTAATTTATCGGCTTATACCTCTAAGGCATATAAACCAGCCACAAAATGTGTTTGGAGTATTGGTTATAACAGAGATATTGCTGCTGCAAGCAGTCCAACTGGAAGTGCAATTTCAGCTGGTGGTTTTATTGAAGTAAATCAATTAACTCAATATAATTTTGATATTCACTTTACTAATGATAAAACTTTTTATTCAGAACGTCCTGAATATTTAAGAGTATCATTTACATCTTCAGCTAGTGCTACACAATTAACTATCGCTACACAAATTAATAATGCAATTAATAACTCTGCATGGGGCGGTAAAGAGGTATCGTCTATAATTGTAACAGATGGTTCTGGTAATTATGGTGTTGAAGTTTGGGCATTAGATATTCCTCAATTTCGTGAAACAAGCTATACAGTAGAATATGTAAATTTCTCTGTACAAGCAGATAGTTCAACTGGTTTTGGTGCTACTACAGTTACTCAACTTTGTGCAATGGCTCCAGGTTCTGGAACATATGAATCAGTATACACCACTGAAAAATGGGCTAAAAAAGATGATGGTGTATTGAATTGGACAAAATTCCCAATTCCAACACAACAATATCTTGCTAGTTCAGCAGGAACTACATCTGGTACAGTAACAACTGTTACTGGAACATCTGGTAATGACTATGCTACATTTGCTGGTGGTTCCATAACACAACTACCAACAGGTAGTACAATTATGATTGATGGTTATACTTATATAATTAAGTATTGGTCAACTACAACTGTAGCTGTATTAACTTCCGCATTACAAACATCACCTTCTACAAGTAATGTTACAGCAAAAGCTTGGTATGATACATTTACTTTTAAAGTAACAGACCTTACTAAATTAGATGGACCAGGTGTTCTTCAGGTTAGTGAAAAGTATGTAATAGTATATTTACCAGCAATTGATGCTGGTACAGACAATATGACAGCTTTAAGTACAGTTATAAATAAGTATAACAATGTAATGGGTGAATGGTTAGGATCTACACCATTAAATCCAAGTACTACTGTATCGTAATATGAATTTCAATTAAGGAAGGAAACTTCATATATATATAAAGGCTCTTGCCCCCTACATTGTAAGTAGTTTTCTTCCTTTTCTACAACAATGTTTAGGGGGCATTCCTTTTATAAAATAATATGGCTTTAAGTTTAAGTTTTAATATATGTACAAAAAGTGGTTGTAAGTCATTAGTATTTACAGAAACTACTGGTGTATATTCAATAGTCAATACCACTGGGTATGGTGATCCAAACCCCTTAACCACTGAATTTAGTTCAGCTACTTTGGTATTAACATTTAATGACATAGACTATACATTTGATTTAACATCTAGTAATTTTCCGACAAGCGATGACAATGTAGTATTTGAAATACTTCCATCAGACATAGGACAAACAGATGTTATTACAGATGGTATTTATTACTTCAAATACACTATAACTGGAACAGGAGGAACATACTTTCAAACAGGAGTAAATGCAACGTATTGTAATGCTTCTTGTTGTGTAAGTCAAATGTTATGTGATATAGATGTAGATTGTGATTGTTCTAAGTCTAAATTAGATAAATATATTAAAGCCAGTATTCTATTAAAACAATTAGAATGTGCTGGTAATAGTGATAATGTAGTTAGTTTTAATAATGCTTTAGATGTTATTAACAAACTATGTAAAAATTCTGGATGTAACTGTAATTAAAAATATAATATAATGTGTAATTGCTCAAGTAACTGTAAATGTTTAAATAGCACGGTCGTGCCAAGAGGTAAACAAGGAGATCCTGGTATTGATGG